ATAGAAGGGCTAACTTTGCTTGCTCTGCCTTGAGTATCATGTAGGGCAGGACACCAAGCAAAAGTTGTTTGCGATTCTTCGCTCCGGTCGGACGCCAAGCCATTGATGGTTTGTGTCGCGGATCGCGCGAAGGTCGTGTATAATACTGCCCGCCAAAGTTCTTAATGAGAAAATCCATCAGGCGTTTATCAGTATTGACGACGGTCAACTCGACTGCGTATGTCTGAGCGGTATCAGACCGGTCGGGTTTATTGTGTTTGTTAATCGCAATGGTGCCTTCACCATCAATAATTGCGGCCAGATACGACCAATGAGCTTTATTATTTGTCACAATCTTACCTCGGTATTGTCTGAGTGTATCAGAGTTTCACCGATTTAGTCAAATTTTACTACGGCATTATGCTGCTAGTTTACCGTAGAACATGCCGTCAGACTTCGGCTTCGCGTTCTGACCGCGGAGGCTCATTACTGCCTGACGCGCGATGGACGCGGTGAAAAATTCGTTGTCTGCCAGGGCGATGTTCACGTTGCCTGCCACTGCGGCTTCGAAGGCCGAAGAGGTCAGGGAGTTCACCGTGAGAGCGGCGCGATAACCCATTTCGCCAGCGGAGTTCTCAACAATCGGGTCGATGGCAGTCTCGATCAGAAGATCAGAGAAAGACATGTAATCGAAGTATTGATTGACGCTGGTTTTGTTCGTTGCGGTCGTGGGCGCGATTCCGGTGCCGGGCTGACCTTCAGACCCAGGCGTGGTGTTTGCGCCGAGAACCTGATATCCAAACATTTGGATCGTCTTGCCACTGCGCTCAGGTAGGACACGTCTCTCGGTCGCAGCCTGGAAGGGCAGATTAGCCTTCAGATTTTCGACGGCAACTTTGTCGTACCAAATTGTCGCTAGATGAGTCAGTGAAGAAGTGGTGGATACTACTGAAGCTGGGCTCAAAGAAGCCATTTTGCTTCACCTCTAAATTAATTGCTTACTTCGAACCTGAAGCTGCCTTAGCTTTTGCCATTAGCCGGTTCATCTTTTGACGAGCCTCTTCTAATGGTAGCTTATAGATCTCTTCGACTTCCGATTCTGACGCGGCTTGCTTCGCTTCCACTGCGGAGTCCGGCTTAGTGGCGCTGGACTGATTGGAACGAATGCCCGTCGACATCGGTTTGGTGCGGGTGTGTGGCTTTACTGTGACCGCATTAGGGTCGGCCACGGCGACATCGAGCAATCCGCTCTCTGTCAACTCTTGGAAGGCATATTCGAGATTGGATGCTGATTTCGTCAGCTTCTCGTCAGCCAGAAATTTTTCTATCCGCGCGGCATTCTGAGCGGAGGGGATGTAATCGGTCTGATGATTCATCAAGAAAGCAGTTTCAGCCTGGGCCACTTGCTGCGCGGCCATGAAGTCATTGATGAAGTTGCCGATTTCGGTAGCGGACTTACCGGTCTTCGCGGTGAAGATTTTGTCAATCGCGGCGGCCGGATTGGTGCTGAGCTCATTGGCGATCTGAAAGAGTTCATCCGCCGTCAATTCTTTCTTGGCGAGGACCGGCGCTGCTGAGCGATCAGGCTTGGCGCGCTTCTCTCTTTTCAGTTCAAACTCTTGTTCGCGTATCTTGCGCGTGGCGTTCTCTTGAGCGGTGGTCAGCTTGTCGAGTAACTCTTCCGCGGTGTCAGCGGTGAAGACCTGCTTGCCGGAACCGTCACCGAGGTCAATGGTGCGGGTGACCTTGCCCCCAGAGGTTCTTGTAGTGGCGGCGGGAGTGACAACTTCTGAGTTGTCATCTACATCGTCGGTGACAACTTCGGAGTTGTCATCGGTGGTGGGAACCTGAGCGGTAAATTCGTCGTCGAACAATGATAGGCCAGCTGCTACCTTAGCCTCACCTTTTCCATCATCTTGTGCCATGTTTCTCTTTCCTTCGCCGCAATCCGCAGCGTGTTAGAGTCCTGAATAGTTTGCCTGCTGCGACAGTTGTTGGGCGGCTTCTTGAGCCTCTATTCCAACGTCTATGGCAGCTTGGATGCGGAGTTGCAGTTGCTCGAAGATTGAGCGTGCAACGCGCGCATGGCTGTGTGTATCGTCGAGTAGTTGTCGCGTCGATCCCGCGGGAAGCGAGAGTAGACGAAATTCGTACTTGACGACTTCGGCTTCGAGAATGTCTAGAACGTCTGACCAACCCGGCGCATTGACGAGTTGGTAGAGTTTGTTGGCTTTCTCGAAGGCCGCCATTATTTCCGCTTGCTTGGTCTGATCCAAGTTCACTTATTGATCTCCTGTTGCGATCTGGTCGTCGTGTTCGAAGATGTGTTTGAAGAAGAGTTCTCCGGCCTTATCGATTGAGGCACGGTCGAGTAGTTGGCCCTTGTTCTCAGTCTTGACTTGCTCCATTTGAGCTTCGTGAGTCATCTGAGCTTGTTGCTGCTGTTGTGCGGCTTGGGCTTTCTGTTGGTCGGCCGCGATGTCCTGCGGCGTCTTATTGACGATGACAGAGGACATGTTGGGCCAGCCGGATACGTCGAAGCTCATCTTGACGAGTTCGGAGACGTTCACCTTCTTGCCTTCCTGGGCCAGCGAATCTATGACGGGTTGAGTCAAGAGGAACTGGTAGAAGAGAGGTAGGTTCTGTTTCATCGCAGTCTTGGCTTGCAGGCGTGAACCGGCGAGCATTTCGAAATCGACTTGCGCATTGATGAGGTCGAGCGTGTCGCCCTGGTATGCTATGCCGAGTTCTTGAGTCAGGATGCGATCTATGTCGTCTGCTTCCATGAAGAGGCCGTTCATTTTGTGAAAGGCGTCAAGCATTGGGACGAACACTTGGTATGAGAATTGTTCAATAATAGACTGTAGGCGTGTTCCGGTGCCTGAAGCCAAACTATTAACACCTGTTGCTGTGCGCGTGATAGATGACTTATCAGACGGCATAGAACCCTGTACCGCACTTTCGTTGGCAGCAGTTCTACGAGCAGCGCGACTATCTGATGCAGAGAGAACGGCTTGGGTTTCAGCAATGGGGATCGGGTTCCGTTTCATAACGGTAACACCTTCGGGGGTGTCTGAATCAATGATACCGCCCGGTCGCATCCGCAGCTGTTGAGTTTGGACGTTCGAGCCGCGCACACGTTGAAACATGCCGTTCAAGTTCAGCGAGAGATCATCTAGAAAAGTGTTGATGACTCCTTGCTGCATCCTTTGTTCGTTGCCGATAAGCATCCCAAAGCCGATGCCCCAGAATGAGCCCAGAACATCCGCCTGGGTGACTGAGAGAAATGGAATAAACCCCAACGGATTTGGCTCATTGCGAATGATAGTTTTCGACTGAAGGACAGTGTACACCCTATCGTTCGTCCAATACTCCATGACTTCGAGAGGCTGATTGCGTTTATCATGCGTGGAGTTCCAATGGCGCGGTTGTGGTTGAAACTCCTGAAAGAGATCCAACTTCGGCTGTTCGAGCGGATTCTGACGAGGGACTTCTTCGGGTGGGAACTTGAGCTTGATCAAATCTTCGAGCGAAGGTATATCGTAGCCTTCGTAGCCACGAAGTTTGTCGAGGTCGAGCGGCGTCATGTAATTGATGTGGATGACGAACTTGCCCTTGCGAATGTCGGGGCCGGTCAAGCCTGGGTCGACGAGCACATATTTGTTGTTGACCCATTCCAAAGTTGGCCGATTGACTTTGATTTTTACGTCAACCGCTTTCTTCTTCGTCTTCGGTTTGATGCGAACGCCGCCGCCATCTCTGAGCCCATGCCATTGATAGGGGGCTTCATTGATGTAGGTGCGGCGCGTAGTCTCGTAAGTTTCCCATCCGATCTTCCAGATGCCTGCGCCGTGCAAGAGGGCGGATTTCAATCCCAACCGGTACTGCTCACGAACGTCGGCCTGCTTCATTTCGTAAGTCAGGAGTTGATCGTTCGCGCGCGCCGCATCCATTGGTGTGTTGGGTTTGGGCTTCGACATGAACGGTGGATCGTCTGCGAAGAGGCCCTGCATAAGTTGAGGCAGGACCGATTCGACATGCTCATAGACGAGCGGCATTCCGAGATGCGAACGCGGGATGTTGGTTCCATCCCACATGCGGACGGGCACCTTAAACAGATAGAGACGTTCCTCCATCTGCCACTGTAGGAGCCATCCTTGAGTTTGGAGCCACGTCTCAGCCTGAGCGCGGTCCTGCAAGACTATTTTGAGCGCCGTCAAATCCTTATCGGGTTTGGTGAGGTCCAGCTGTAGTTCACTGGGTTCCGTAATCAGTTGGAACGCTTCGCCGTTTTGGAAGGTATTGCGCGGAACCAAGTCTTCGAGAAGCGCCATTAAGCTATCCTTGTGAACCCTTTTGGGGCAGTGTGGCTAGCCGGTAATTCCAGCGCCAAGTAGGTTGTCGTCGTCTGCGTTGAAGAAGACCGAAGTGATCTCGTCGTCTTCCTCTTGCGAGTCAGGTATGATGTCTACCATCGTCGCGAAGAAGAGGAGCATGGAGATCGCGTCCGGTATGTCATCGTGTGAGAAGCGCGGGAACTTGAGGAATTGTTTCTTCAGTTCGATCCATACGCTAGGTGGGATGGCAGTCGAGAAATAGAGTTTGTGCTGGGCCATCAAAGGTTGAAGAGAGAGGATGCGTTCCTCTTTGCTCTTGAACGGATTGGTTGGCATCCAGATGATGTTGAACCGCTTGCCGATGGTGCGCTGTAGGTTGTCGAGCGCCGGGGCTAGGAGTTTAGAGCCGCCTGCATTTTCGATGCCCACTTGCCTAGGCCGCCACTTGAGCGCCTGGGCAGCAATGATCTGTACCAGAGCATGTGGCGAATATCGGCCAGCAACAACATCCAAGACGAATAGATTGCCCTTCGTGTCATACATTCCGGTGATGCCAGCGGTGAAGTCTGCGCGCTTCTTTTCACTGAAGCCGAGATCCCACGTTTGAAACACGCTCCCGTTTTTCGGGATGTGCATATGGGGCATGTGGTGGGATTCGATCAGTTCGTCGGTGAAGGTTGCGGTGTCGACGGGTGTGGGGTCGAGCAGGTATTGGCAATTGAAGATGAATTCGTCTTGCTTGCGGATTGAGTTGAGGAAGTCGAACGTGAAACGCTCTGGGAATAGCAAGGTGACATCGCTTGCTGATAGAGGCGTTCCTTTAACATAAGCGGGGTTAGTGATGACCCAGGCGGGGCGTCGGAATTTGCGAATCCATGCGCCGTTCTCTGGATCTTCCAACCATGCGTAGAGGTCCGAATCGCTGTAAGGTGTCCCGATGACATGAATGTATCCGTAGGGCTCCACGATGGAGCGCATGAAGATGAATCGGTCGATGACGTTCTGAAGAAGTTCGGGGGTGCGGATGTTGTCGGCATGGACAGCATCGTCAATGAACATGACATCGCAGTGTGGACCTGCCTTGATGGAGTCCATTGAGAAGGCCACGCACGAAGCGTCTACGAGGACTTTAGTTCGATTGGGCAGAGTAAATTCAGTTGTCGTTCCCCAATCTTTGTTTGGAGGAGGACAAAACTCGGGGAAGAGCCGTCGGAGCTTGGGGTTGTGCTGAAAGTGGGATTTGACTGCAACAAGGGAATCCGAGGCGCGATCCAACTTACCAGCCCCAAAAAAGAGCCGAATGTTAGGGTAGTTGAGGAGCCACTGGACTGCCGATGCAATGGCGAGGGTGGTCTTGAAGTGTCCGCGGGGATCATATAGCGACATGCCTTTCTCATCTGATAAGTCGGCAATTGGTGTGCCGGGCTTCATCTGGTAGAAGTGGTTGGCGACCGGTTGGTGGACTCTATCCACTAGGTCTTCGTAGCCCAGGATTTCGCGAGCGAGCCACATGAGATCTGTGCGCGCGCGGTACCTAAGCTCTTTTTGTCTTTCCGCTACACTTGCCTCGACCGGCATAAATACCTTCAGGTTCGTCTAAGTATGTGGGTTCAAGCCAAAATGGCGTGGGTGGACCGAGTGGGGCAGACGGTGTGTATTTCCACCGCTCCGGTGTGTCAAATGTGTGTGGCACGCTGCCCCTCAAAGGTTCATGTATTTGGCTGGCTCTCTTGGATTCGAACCAAGAACGACGCGGTTAACAGCCGCGCACTCTGCCGTTTGAGCTAAGAGCCAATAAAAAAGTTAGATGTGTGACGGGTTCTGTTTTTAGACAAGATGCCGTCTATACAGTGAAGTTTTAGGAAGCAATATCCCGGACCCGTCGTCAGGATAAAGCTGCTCTTGTCTAAATCACTAGGGATCAACTGGTCGTCGCTTGCGCGGTGTGACTTCTCTCGACCGAAGTCGAACGATGCAGTTTCTTAGGGTCTAGCCCCGGCGTCTGGTGTTACGCGACAGACTTGGCGATGAGATCGTTCACGTTGTCGAAGATGGTGTCGTTCGGCGCGAACTTATGCAGGCCATGTTTGCCGGTGATGGTCACGATGAGAAACTGTGAGCCATCATAGGTGTAGCTGAAGTCGATGTTCTCGGCCGTGAAGGAGCCGACGAGTACACCGAGTTGCTTGTTGCTGAGTTCAGTGTTCGATTCGAGCGCGGCCAGTAGTCGAGTGGACTCCTGGGTCGTCACGGCGAACTTTGCTGAGTCAGGGGAGACGTAGATGGGCGCGCCCATTATGCAGCCACCGAGGGGATGTTCAGGATGGCCACAACGGCGTTGATGATTGATTGGACGGTGTTGGAGTCAGCCGAGTAGCCGAGCGACTTGAGGTTGGCCAGGACAGCCTGGGAGACGATGGTGAGAACGTCCGCAGACTTCTGGAGGCCGGTGAGTCCAGCGGGGATGAGCTTGGACTTGGCTTCAACTTCGATGACCGTGTTCTGAACGACGGCGGTGATGTTGATCGCGACCGAGGTGCCAGCCTTGATAGCGGCAGAGTCGGCGGGGAAGATCAGTTCAGCCAGGGTGGCCGCTTCGGGCAGATACTTCGCGACTAATGCGAGGCCCTTATCGGCATCGCGACCTGCAATTTCGAGGACGGAGAGAAGCTTCTTGCCGTCTTTTTCGAATGTGGATATGATAGACATTTTATTTGCCTTTGACAACGGTTGCGTCGGGTTGATTGGTGCTGGTTGACTCAAGAGCGGTTGTGCGAGTGGTTGAGGGGTCAACGTAGACAGTGGGGTGAAATCGGTCGCGAAAGTTCGCCGCCCCTGATTGAAAGAGATTGTAGGCCCAGGTACGCCAATATCCGCTGGGTGGGTTTGAACCCAGAGGCGGCTGAGTTCCAGCGGCGAGAACATAGAGTACACCTAAAGACACAATCACTGTTGTCTTATGTATGATGAGATAGGCGATGAGTGTGTGCATGTTAGCCCTGGATGTCGTTTATCGCGTCGTACTGATCGGCAACTGGCGTCTTGGGCTTGGAGAAACCTGAGACGCGCTCGTAGGCTGTCAGAGCTTGCAGTTTGATGCGAGACTCTTCGGCGTTGTTGTAGATGTCGATGTACATGGCGCGAAGTTCTTCGGATGTGGGTAACTTAGCGACGGGCTTGGGTTGTATATGGTCGCGGATGAGCCCGGCAACTGATGGGTGGGCTATGACGGTGAGGCCGTAGGATCGAGCTTGCGCGGGGTCTTTGATGTCATAGTTTTCCAACACAGCCTGAGTTAGATCTTGGTTGATCGCGAAGGAGTCCAGAAAACCCTGTTGTTTGTGGGTTAGCAGAGGATAGCGCGCATCTTGTTTGTAACTCATTTTGAGAGGCCCGTTGCGAGTAGGGATTTGCCGACTGAGGGAAATCGCTTCTTGACTGCGGCCACGATTGCCGCCGGGTTCTTCGCGAATTTGCGTTCGCGGAGCGCGTCTTCGGCGTGCGACTTATCAGGAATGGGAAACGAGTTGCCCGGGCCAGCGTGAGGCGCGGCCTTGCGTTGTGCTGCGTCGAGTTTGGCCATAAGTCCTTAGAGTTGGCAAGCGTATTCTAACGTGATGGAGGTCACGCCGGATACGGTTTGCGTATTGACGATGGTGAAGTGGGCAGTCGTGGTTGAGTTGCTGAAGAGTCCGTAGTATGCGACCCCACCAGATTGCTGAAGGGTGCAAAAGGGAGCGGCCGCTAGACTGGAGGCGAAGTTCAACGTGCCCAGTACCTCCGAGGTAGTGGCAGATGCGTTGGTGATGGTAATGAAGCCACGCGATTGTGTTGAGCCAGCAGTGACGGAGCAAGAGGTGACACCGGTGCCAGCTGCGCAGGTAGGCAGGGAACCATTTGAAGTTAGGATCGGTCCCTTGAATGTTCCTGTGCCTTCGAAGTCGCCGGAATTGACCTGGGTGACGTTGGCGGTTGTGATGGACGCGATGGCTAATGTGGTTGTTCCGCCGTTGCGCCCTAAGTCGGGATTGTTACCAATGACGACGAAGTGGCCGGATGTGCCCGTCTTGAGAACTGCGTCTCCGATGATGATGGAGCCGCCGCCGCTTATGGGCGTCTGATAGACTGAGGCGCAGGATGAGCACGTCGAGGCTGCGGTCAGGTTGATGTAAGTGTTCTGTTGGCCGTTGTCGGTTACGTCTACTCCCGCTGTGCCCGCGCCGTTACCTTCGAGATCGGAGTTGATGAAGGTGTTCAGCTTGTTGGATGTGCCAGGATTGACGCCGTTGCCGGTGGTATTGATGAAAATGCCGTTGCCGGTGAGGTTGTCTTCCGATGTGCCGCCCATAAAGGTCAGGTTGGTAGCGGAAGTCAGATACCATCCGGTGTTGGAAAGACCCTCGTCGATGGCGTCGATTACTGAGGAATCGGTTGAGTCGATGGTGCCACCGATTGTGTTGCCGCCGAAGATTTTGCCAAAGGCAGGAACGGTGTGCGAACCAGATTGGATGCCCTGGTAGAAGGCATCGTTCACTGAGCAATGGAGCGACTGGTAGGTGTTCGTGACAGCGCCGTGGACATCGAGGCAGGCGTTGACCGCGCCCCACATCTTGATTCGGCTGAAGTCGGAGCGGTTGACGAAATCGAGACGGAGGGCGTCAGTTGCGTTGGCCGCGCCGCCATAGATGTAGAGGTCGCGGATGTCGATGGAATTGATGCCGTTGGAGCCGTAGGAGCCGCTGCCGGTTGTGCCGTTGACATAGAGAACGGCGGCGACGGTTGAGCCCCCGGTGTACTCAATCTGGGTCATGTTGCCACCCATACCCCAAAGTCCGACGCCGCTATTGGTGATAAGCTGCTGAACGGTCGATTGGATGTGGACGACGCCGAGTTGCAGCGTGACGGCCGCGGTGGTCGATCCCGCTAGGCCGAGTGCGAACATGTTGGTGGCGCACGTCTGCGTGCCTGAGAAGTTCTGCCCATTGACTAAGGGGCGACTGTTTGCGATGGCGTAGATGAGCGCGGCATTGATCTTGGCGCACATGTCGGAACCGGCGAACTGATCGGCTTGGACTACTCCGTTGATGGTGTAGGATGAGATTCCCCAGGGCGAGGGGATGATTAGGTTGCCTTGGAGTGTGCCACCTGTGATGGGAAGAGCCGCAGTAGTTGACGGGGAGTTGGCCGCGCACTGAGGTACATATTGGGCGTTGAAGCCTGTGAAGATGGGAGTTGCGGCTGGGCAGTAGGCTCCAGCGGAGTTGCCGATGACGGGCGGCACGAAATTGACCGGAACCTGGGTACTGAGGTTGATGGTGGAGTTATCGACGAGTCGGTAGGTGACGGTGGGCGCGATTGGGAATCCATTGTCCATCCATGTGAAGGCGTAGGTCGTGTAGGATTGGGTGCCGCAGATGATCTTATCGTTGCCGGGTAGCACGCCGGTCACAACTTGAGAGGCGTTGGCCGTGAAGGGTGCGGCGTAGGTCTGGTTCGGCGTGTTGGAGATGGGCAGGTTGTTGTAGTAGGGAACCGCGCCATTGCCGCAGCCGACTATTTGGGCGCGCAGCGTGAGTACGTCGCCGGAGTTCAGGGTGAAGGAGCCAGTGGCCGTGAAGTTGACGAGGCCGATCTGCGCCATCCCCGGTAGCGAGGAGAGCAGTACTGCGAGGATGGCGAAGATGCGTTTCATGAGTTTCCTTAGTTGGTTTGAACGTCGTTGGTGCCGGAATCTGTCACCGGAGTCGTGTGGGTGAAGTTCGCGGCGTCGATTGCATAGACGTTTGAAGTGGTGACGTAGGAGCAGCCAGAATCCAGGGTGACGCCATAATTCATGTAGCCGGATATGGAATTGGCGCTGATCGTGGATCTGACTAACGAAACCCCTTGTATGCCAACGGAGTTGTTGCCGCTGGGCGCTTCGATGATGTTGCCGGTTATGGTGGCGTTGCGAACCGTGTTGAGCGCGATAGCTGCTGTGACTTGATTCAAGAAGTGATTGCCGACAATGGCAATGTGCGACGAAGTAGAATTGGCAAGCACACCATATGCCTGAGAGCCATTCTGACCAAACTCCATATTGGAGATTGTGACGCCGGAACTGCCGGTGACGTTGACGCCAGCTGAGTTGGATGCTGAACCCGCTGCGCTTGTGCCAGACCAGCCGCCATTGATTTCGACGGATGAGCCGCAAGCCTGCGTCATGCCTGAGAGGACGATGCCCGCTTGAAAGAAGGAATCATTGATCGTGTCGAGGAGATGGATGTCGGAGCACGAGTATGATCCGCCTCCGCCGAGATACTGGAAATACTCCCCGTAGGTGACAAATGCGGTTTCGAAGTTGTCGATCATGAAGTCGTTCAGCTGGGAGCCGGTGACTAGCAGGCCAACAGATTGGACGCCGCTGTAGCCAGGGTAGAGCGTCTGGATAAAGCTGTGTCGGAGGCGAAATGATTCGGCTGAGTAGGTGCCGTTGACTAGGATGCCGTAGACCGGGACCGTGGGATTGAAGCCGTTCGAGCCCCACATGCCACCAGAGTTTTCCATGCGACCGGTTCCATATGCGCCTGCGTTGTTGAAGTAGAAGTCGCAAGCTGAGTCGAAGGACCAAACGTCGTCGACGACCCAACCACCCGCATATTCGATTGAGAGGCCAGCTGCTCCGACGCCAATGCCTGTGCCGCCCTTGCAGGAGCCAGTTGATACGCCGGTGTCAGCGAGGGTGCGGATGATGGAGAAGGATCGGAATTGATTGAAGGAGACTGGGTTGGATAGACCGCCACCAGCTGAGGCCGGATTGAGTTCAACAGCGGTTGCAGTTGCGGAGTCGATCACGAGAGCGGAGATTGGTAAGGTCTGAAGGAGTTGGTTGGACGTGGTTCGCGTCCATGCGCCCGGCGATGATCCAATGATGTTGATGCTGGACTTGTTAATGATGATGGGCGCGGTAATGCGATATTTCTTATTGGCTAGGTTGCAGTTGCCCTGCGGAATCGTGAGGGCTTCGAGTGCATTGATGCAGGCTTGAATGGCGGTCGTGTTGTCGGTGCCGACTCCTGCTGCGCCCGTTGCATCGCCTACTGCGCCATAAGATTCGACGGTGTAATTGACCGCGGAGGTGCCACCACTTGAACAGGCCGTGAGTGCCCATCCGCCTGTGCCATTGGTCTGCATACATTGACCGGCTGCAACTGGTGTCGTGGTCTGCGCCTGAACGTAAGAACCTATGAGGGGCAGGAGCGCGAGTAGAAATAGAAGTTTGCGCATTAGTCCTCTTGGTATAGGACGACTGGCTGAGTCGCCGGTGTGATGGTGTTGGATGTGCCGTTGTAAATTGTGTAGGTTGCGGTCCAGCCAGTGAGAGCAGCGCCGGTGATTGCGATGGTGGAGACTATGAGGCCTGCTGGGAGGCCGGTCGTGAAGAAGACCGCGGTCTTGCGATAGGGTCGGAAGTTGCGTGTCACGGGTGTGGAGAAGGCGACGGTCTGGTCAGGATTGATCGCTGAGAAGGTGGTGCTGGCCGAGGGATTGAAGATTGCAACGGCGGAACGCTGAAAAGGGAATCGCGTTAGCCCCGGCATTATTTTCCGCCTATGACAGAGAGCAGTTGCGTAGAGATGGCTTGAGCAAAATCAGAATAGCCGGGGCCATTAGGATGCAAAGTATGGCCATAAAACAAAAATGGCGCAATGTTTGCTCTCTCGTATGAGCCCCACCTGTCAAAGAGGTCGATAATCGGAATCTGATTGGTTATCGCGAGCTGGTACATGGCCGTTATATATTGCTGTTGTGTGGCAAGAGCTACCACGCTTATAGAGCTCGGTGGGCCAGGAGTCAATATCACATCGCTAGTCGCTTTCCAAGCTGTGATCATGGCCTGCAGATTGGTGGTGAACACAGCCACAGAGGTGCTGTTGGCTCCTTGCCAGTTGTTGATGCCCAGATCGATGAGAACAACGTCAGGGGCTTGGGTAGGAACGGCGTTAAGCGGAGACCATGGCGCAACCGCAGATGCGTAACTAATGCCAGCAACGGTTCCGGCTCCCGCGCCGCCAATACCACAGTTGGTAACTTGAATAGAGCCTACGGTTGTATTAGAGGCTTCGATGCCGACAACATAGATTGCTGCACCAGAGGACCAATTTAAATTGAGCGTATGTGAGCCGACAGCACCCGCTGCGATAGTTACAGAAGTTAATCCGGCAGCACCGCCCGAAGAGAAAGTGGTTGTGCCGCCTGCATCAACGGCATAGGTTCCAATGCCACCGTTGTTGGTGACGTACCACAATTTGAATTGATTGACCTGACCGGTAGGAGTGAATGCCAAAGACGCAGTGGCCGCGGATGCGGAGTACAGAAGGCCACCCGTTGAAGGCGAGTTTAAGGCAGTCCAACCAGAGCCGATTACCAGGCGAGCATCATTACCAAATTCCGGCGCTAGGCCATTCGCCGCACCCATGACAGAATCGCGATTGGCAGGCATCAGCGTAGAGTTCAGCTGCTTGGCGAGAAGTGTAGGCCAGGATAAGACAGTGATGTCTCCTGTATCCGACGTATTAGTGGAATAATCACCATAGGTCGTAGAGTCGCCCACGGCGTACACTCGGCAATTACCGGCGTTGATCTTGACCTTTGCGGTGCAGGCGACCCAATGCGGCATGAGATAAGGGCTGATGTTGCCAGCGAAGTTGGGCGAGGTGAGGTTACGGACTGATCCGCCCCCAATACCCGATTGGGCCATTAGCAGAGTAGGAAGCAGAAATAAGAAAGCCATCAGTTTACGTATGACGAGCCGACCGGACGAAATTCCCATAATAATCCTCTTAAGAGAACGAAATGTGTGCGACTTGAGCGGATGCGGAGCCGATGATGCCGATGCGGCCGGGGTCGGATGCGGAGCCTGCCACGGTGAACCAGTCGCCGGGATTGAGTGCGCGCGCGTACTGAGTCGCGGTGACTGCGGGAAGCCAGGAGCCGACGTAGATAATGCCGGTGTTGGATGGGTCCGCCTGAATGGAGATGCTGGCCTTCGGATGGATGATGCGGGGCACCTTCTGCCAATCGGTGATCAGGGCAGCCGGGATGATTTGAACGGCTGTGGTTCCTACGGTAACTGGCGCGTATGTGCCTAGGTTATTGCTCATGATGGAGCCTTTCAAATTTCGAAATTATGAACCACTCGGCTATTCAGGAACCCAGGAGCTTGGGTCCGTGCCTTCGGACGAGGTTGCATCAGAGCGCCGTTTTGAATCGGTTCTGAATCTCTGTGCCGGTCGAGTGTGGTTGGAGGTGGCGGCGTGAGGAATCAACCCTTGCTGTTATTTCCACTGCTCCAATACCAATCTAACATGAACCTGGGTCAAAACCGTAGCAAAGGGGCCCCACTATTTTGCGGCGCGGCAAATTAAGAAAAAATGGGGTACTTTTTCTTTCAGTCAGGTCAACCGTAATACCCAAGGTACGAAATTTTCGCGCCTTCGCTCCGCGGGCGCTCCTTTCGGGGAGCAAAAAGCCTCATCGGTTGGGGGTTTTGGTCGAAATTCGTGTTTGTGCGTCGTAAACGGGGTCATTTTGGTCTGGGCCGTCGAAAACGGCGTTCACGAAACATGAACAGCGGTCGCGCGTGAACCTTTTTGGGGCACACTCAGTAGGGCGAGCGAAGCTCGCCTTGCGTTTAACTGCCGTTGAATCAAGCAGTTAGGAGGGTGGCCCCCGGGTTTGGCGTAGGGTTGCCGGTTGCGCGCCCGGCTTTTGGCCATGTGTGGCGATGTCGTTGAATCCAGGCTTGCGAGTGCCTTCGTTTGGCTTCGAAGTTCTGCGGATTTTTCCAAAATTTTTGAGCTAAGCCCTTTCGATTGATGTCGCTATGCGCCCGCGCGCCTACGTCCATACCCCCGAGGCCCTCCCGCCCCAAACTTTCGACCGGGGTGGTCGCGTTCAACCGAGCTAAACCCAATGATGTCAACGTTCGCGACATACTTTCTAACGTTTGCTTAGTAAGCTCGCTTGAGCGTAACACGAATTGCGAGGATCGTAACACGCAGGTCGGTGAGCTTGATTGTGGTGTGCGCCTGGTCCACCCCAACCTGTAGTGTTTACCATGTTGCCAACATGCGGCCGCAACAAAAGGCCAACCATATCGGCCAGCCTTGTGTCAATACACCTCGCGAGCTATCCGCGATACGCAACTAGGCGGCAATTCTCTTGCTGCCGAATGTACACACTCAATTCCGTCCCAACGCAAGCGTGCGCCCGACCCAAAATACGTTCCGCATCCTTGTGAGCGTCAAACATGTCCAATGGGCGGTCCATATCGTTCAAATGGTAAAGCGCATTCTTAATCACTTTGTAAGCCTCAGTAGTCCGCATTGTGTGTTGCCTCCAGTTCCAATAGAATAGCCGCCCGCATCCCCAATGTCAAATACAACTTTCGTGCTACTCGATCACGAACCTTGATCGGCCGGAAACAACTTTTCGTAAAGCGCTTTGACTGCTTCTTTCCACTCTTCAAGCTGTTGAGGGTGGGTTTCTCCTTCCCCATATTCAAACGAATGTGCCCCACAAAGCGGGCAATAATCACCTTCATCTGTCATTCCGCGCTCCCCCTCACATTAATCCAGCACACGGCCTGTAGATCACGCGCACTAATCGTGCCAATCTCACGCGCTGCTTGCTTATAAGCATCCTCAATCAACAGATAGGTGTTACCGCGCACACCTGCCTTATCATAATCCGGCAACGCCACCTTTGTTGCCCAAACATCCACCGTGACCATACTTTGATCCCCCAAGATGTTATAGTAGAACCGATTGACCTTATAACTGCCTTCACTCGAATTCAACTCCTCAATCGGGTCAAACTTATAGCTTCCAAGCGCGATATTCCAAGCTTTAGTGACGTTTCGCAACGTCCCGCCTACACTTGGCATAACTTCCCCACTACGCGCTGCATCGCACACCCTAACCGCATACTCAATGTTCTTATCCCACCTCTGCCGTGGACTCAATGCCGCTATAACTCCAGCGCCAGCAACCACACTCGGATGCATAACTCCGGCCATCTCCCGTACAGCAGGATACCAATTCTTGCCGGCCGCAACCGTCCACTTATCGGCCGACCTATAACACTCGACAATCCGCGCTATCATCACCTTATCCGCAACAGTTACCATGATATCCGCCGTTCCTGTAACTTCAACACAGTAAAATCATACTGATCAGTCGGGAATGAGCCGGTTTGCGCGAACCAATTACCCTGCCCATTCACCTCAATATCAACTAATGCCTCAAACAACGGCGAACTAACCTTACGGAACCGCATCTGAAGTATCTGGTACCGAGCTGCTTTTGCCTCACCCTCCGGATCAAATCCCGCATCCACAGCCAAATGCGCTGCATCGTGCCATGCGCGAAACATCCAATTGATACGCGGCTCACCAAAGATACTCGTCTGCGAATGCAGCGTATTGACTGAAAACACGCCACCTCGCATCTGAGAATCCGCCTTCATCTCTTCAAACGAACCATATTGATCTCGCGTAAGTGTATAGCGCAGGTCACCTGCCATCAACTCAACCACGCGATTAAACTCCGGACTCAAAACTCGCATCTTCACCTTTGCACCTCCATATACTTTAACAACGTCCAAATCTGCCAAACCTCATTGAATGGAGCCGAATACAACGCGCGCGTTAAACGGTAGACAATCACCAACTGTTCAGCTGTCATACATCACCTCGATCTAGTAGAAGCATAGCCGAAGGCGAGACAAGTTGCAAGGAAAAAAGCTACAACTATCGTGGCATCAGGCATTATCTTTTCCCCCTGTAAAAGGGTTCTCCTGTTCGATCCATTCGTAACGCAGTATGAGACTCTTACCGCTGTCAACGTGGCGAACACGACAGGTAAAAGCATACATGTGAGTGACCATGTAGCTGCCACCTTGCCATTTAATCACTTCAAACTTGACTGGTCTGCTAACCGGCTCTTGCATTAGACCTCCATGACTCGACTGAAATAAGTATCACGCGGACATGTCAAGTTTTATCGCAGATAAACACGCGCATGAATGCGGCTTTCCACGACCCGACGTGGTTGGCTTAGTCATGGACTTTGCCGGTTTTCAGGTACTCAATCACCTGTTCAGGGGTTGGTATCTCGTCCGGGTCGGGCACTCGTTTCGCGGCCTCGACTTTCTTAGCTGTGGTTGCCATTTAACGCCCTCCTTCTTTAAACGAACCATTGTCCACTACGAATTATGCGTCCCATCCTTCTACCGGCCGGCCTGCGAGCGTGAGAATCATGTGAGCGTTTGCGCTAACCTGCACCCATTCCACTTCAAGCGGGATACCCGATTTAACCACCATGCCGAAACCATCCTCAGTCTCAAGCCGAATTGTCACCATGTCATCATACATACCGGTTTGCCTCTCTCTCTTCCATCTCGTCCAACCACTGTGAGTAGAACCGCTCGTGAAGGTATTGATCGCAAGCTGCAACTTGCAACATGTCAGCTTGGTTACCCTCGTATATGAGCAAATCCAACGCCGTCTTGAGAATCAGCCGCAGCGAATACTTGCCACCATTCAACAAGAAGAGTGCATCCTTCCGCGTGAGAATGTGCATCGAATTGCGCCCCTTACCTGGACTGCCCAATTGCCATTTATCCGGGTCAATCATTACAACCTCCCGATCAACGTTTGATGTTCGATGAGCGTGTGCGGAACTTCATTCCGACACTGCGTACACTTCAGACTATACGCAAACTCCGGTGTCGACCACGTGTAACCGAGACGACCACGTGCGCCCAATTGAGCCACGTTCCGGCCGCATCCCTTCTCATCTACATAATCGCCCAAAGTAAACCTCCTATCGCGCCCAGCGTTAGAACCTCAAAAAGAACTGCGTACCAGATACCCTTCATCAATCCGCTCATCTTGTGATACCTCCGATTCATCTACCCCTCTTACGAAATACCTTTTGGTTCCTTGGTATATCCAGCGTGACTCTTGAAGCTGCTCTGCGTCCATCTCTTCGCGAACGTGCATGATCCAACGGGCTTCGGCCAGAAAGTTTGCTTGCTCAACGGTCATCTCGTCATCTCCTCAACTGCAATAATCATCTCATGAGCCACATAAAACCGCAATCAATTTAATGAGCGTTGTCCACCTTTGCCTGCGCATAATCGTGACACAGCAAGGCATCATCGCCTGAGGACATACAGGATCTATAAGCCGCAGCGTAAACGCGCGCATCCTTCACACGCTGGTCCGCTGCACGCTCGCCATAGATCAAACCAAATATCAGGACCGCAACCAAAATCAGTGTCGTTTTCATGTTTTGAGATTACGCTTGACAACTCGTGAGCACCATGTCACTTTAGTGTTACATGGTTACTTTTTCCCACCGCCGAGTTACCTGCGTTTGTCCATACGACGAAAGTTGTATTGACGCGCGCCGGGTCACTCTGCTACAATCGGTTACCGAAGTAACTTTCGCCTTTTCTTCCCCTAGACGTCTAGGTGTCTCAGATTTGAGTCACAAAGCCGGTTTGTGTATCATTTTTGAGACATTGACGATATTTTGAAAGATCGGTGACGATATTTTGGAAGATCGAGGCGTGCCCCAGAGTGGTTCATGCATTCAACCGCGGGAACCTTTCGGGGCAAGTGACTGACGATATTTTGGAAGATCCGCTTGACACCGCTCAGTGAGTTTGCTACATTCAACTTACGGCATCGGGAGTCGATGACGATACTTTGGAAGATCGCATTATAACACGAGGGCAAAAAAATGATACATGGTACAATAGAACAGGAGCGAAATATGACACCACAACAGGAACGTATCTTCTCACTTCAGGCGTCACGCAATTGGGGGCCGTTCACAGCTGATGAGATTGCGCATCTCAATCGGATGGCGATTCCCAACCGTCGCAACCCGGCAGATGTTCAGCGCCCCTACGTAGCCGATCTGATCCGAGTCCTACGGCCGGGCGAAACGTTGGAGAACATTCAAACGATTCAAATGCCGGGGGAGGAGCGCTAAAGCGCGACGGCTCCCGTACTTTGGGTGGTACGAACGACCGAGAGGGGAAAATGGCATGCCATGCAAGCACAGTTTCAGCGATTACATTCAGGTGCGGAATATCCGCGAGGGGAGGGTGGGGGAAAAGGGGTTGGAGACGGTCTTCTTGCATTTAATCGTTGGACCCCTTATCTTCACCCAAGTGTCGTATCAACCCGTAACCCGCAGTCTTCGATTGAATGCGCGCGGCGTAGAACTCAAAGGCAGTTACGTCGACATCATCCGCAAGATGATTGTCTCAGAAATCAAACAGCTTCAAAAACCAAAGGAGGATGACAATGGTACACCCAAATAGCAAAAAGTGGAATAGTGGTGAGTATCTGGAGGGACAGGCCACTTTGTCCGGCACGCATGATAGTGCCATAGGAACCATACGCTCACACGTCGAGGCAGCAGATGCTCAGAAGAGGGGCCACGGCCCAAATCAGGCCAGCCGTGACTGGAATAAGCTGGGCTTGGTTGGCACTAAGGCTACAAATATGAGCAACACCAATCCGGAGTCACGTGTACGTCGGTGTGGGCGCTGCGAAGAGTATGCAATCGGTCGCCTGGGTGCAGGTCTGTCGGTTCTAGAGATCCCAGCACACAGCGAGGATGAGCACCTAGATTACGCACGCAGTCGGACGAAGTTGCCGAAGGATCGTGTGTGGGATACTGCGCGCGAAGCCTTCAGTGACGGACGCCGCACAGCAAAAACCCCAACACTCGATTAATTGTGTTGACAACATCCCCCAATTTCCTGTAGATTGTATTTGGAGAGGTCGAGATGAATGATTTTACCTACACTGGACGATTATGACAGACGCGATGGGCAGAGTCATCCTCTGCCTTCCCGCGTAAGAGAAATTTTTGAAGAGGTTGAATCAGAATTACACGAAGAAATTGAGGAGTACTGGGAAGAATACGACCACGATCTCGGTCAAGATTATTACGAAGACTAAGGAGAAACACAATGCCCACAGACAAGAAGGTTCAACCGAAGCGCGAAAACGTCACTGACTGGCAGCAGAAGTGCCCCAGCTGTGATCGCACCCTGGCTTTCCAACCGATCTACGCGGTCGAGATCCGCGACCCATTCTTCCACTGCCGCTTCTGCGATGCGAAGGGCAGGGCGATCTGGGACAACAGCGGCCGGAATAGGCTGGTGCGCGCATGAGCCAGTGGAAGCGGGACAATGCAGATGGGACGTACACACCCATCCCGACGATGAACAAAGCCGAGTGGGACGATTTGCGCGGCTTGCCCATCACATTTCCGATCCTGGCCTTCCCGCGGCAGATCACGGTCAACTCGCAACCCCGCCCGATTGTGCGGACGAAGCAAACAAGGGGCCCCAAATGAGAAATCAAGGGATATGGATTGACGGCGAAGGTAATGAAACTCAACATAACGCGAAACCTCCGATAGTTTACAAATGCGTTGAGTGTGGCAAACGCAAGCAGGACTTCGTCTCTGCCGTGAATGACAACTCGGGATTGGAAAGATAGATGTGGTCTGTCAATTTAGTTCCATAATGGAATGATATTGACATCCACACTTGGGGGTTGACAAGACCCGATAAAACTGGTAGATTGTATTTGGAGGGGTGGAAATTAAACACTCCTCCGCTGAACGACAATGGCCGTTCAGTCACACTCATTACAACAATTGCATTAGCGACGATGGGCCGAAAGGTCAACAGTCGCAAGTCCGGACAACGTGCCTGAACCTCACGAACCGGCGGGGCACAATTGAAAGTAATGAGTGTGACTGAGCGGCCAATTCTGTCTCTGCAACAAGCCAGCGCGCTTTCCCGAGGCTAGGGTAAAAATGCGGGGTTGCGTGGAGACAGAAGCCGCTCACGATCTGCCGCAATACCCCAACTGACTCGCCCACAGAAGCCGAGGATCCCGGCGCGGGCACTTAAGTAGGTGAGCGGCACCCAAGGGATCACACCGGCGACTAGGGCGTCCAGAGTCATCAAATGCGGATGTGATCCACCAATTTTAGGAGGTTGTATGAAGAAAGCAGTGATCGCATTCATCCTGGGCCTGACAACTCTGCCATAAGTTTGAAAGGGAGACACCATGAGCCTTGAGATTCGCAACGAACGCGACGATCTCCGTCTGCGTGTGAAAGAACTTGAATGGCAGGTTACCCAGCAGGCAACCACCATCAGCCAGTTGATAAAGGCGTTGAAAGAATCCAGTAAGCAGCACCACACTTGGTGCCCACTTATAGCCGATTGGCCACGCGGGGCAAAGCCTTGCATATGCCCGAAGTCGATAGCAGATGCAGCTCTGGCCAGCATCCCCAAGGAGAAGCCATGACACCAGAACGCGAAGCAAAATTGTGGGCGATGCTGGAGAAGTATCCGGTCGCTCATTTGGTTGGCAATGATGAGGAAGGCTACGACGTCGAGATCTCCGACGGCAACACTCACGACATCATGCATCCTGAATCGTTCGTGGATATGTATGACGAAATACACAGGGTGAGACATGAAAATTGAATTGACCGAGGAAAGTTTGATGATGGCATTGCGCGGTGCCATTGTGCTAGCCAGGGAGCATCAGGCTGAAGATGTGGAGCGCATCATACGAATGCAGATTATGTCTCTCGTAGGTGGCAATCGAATGAAGGTGATACATGAAGATTGACAATTCGCGCTACTCGGCCTTCTGGGCCAACCCAGAACTGTACCGGCTGACGTATGAGAAGAATATCGTGCCTATCATTGTGCCATATTATTTCGGCCGTGGCATCCTGATGCATGAGTTGAATGAGAAGCGCAACAAGGCCGCGATGTCAGTCAAGAATTTGAAGGCTGAGCCGCAGCGGTTGAGCGACAAGTCGAAGCAGATGGGCACAGCGTTGTTCGCCGCATTCAAGCAGCGATGGGACGGCGACAAGTCCATCCAGCTGATGCATGACGATGGCCGTCCGCTTGCTGAGGTCGCGTTTGATTTGCCCATACCGGGCTCACCACATCACATCGTCGGCAAGTTCGACGAGATCGTTCAGTACAAGGATGCCGCATGGGTAGGCGATACGAAGACAGCGAACGCCAAGACGACCGAGGGCAAGAAGAAAGTTGAATTTGGCTATGCGTCACAGCCACTGTTCTATATCAATGCGGCGCGGATGCTGGGCTATCCGGTCAAGGGCATGTTGTATCGCGTGGTGACGGAGCATGTGCCACCGAAGCACTGGGTCATCGAAAGCAAACGGACTGACTATCAACTCGCGCAACATCTGGTGAGTGTGCATCAGACGGCCGAGACAATCTTGATGTACCGGAGGGCATTTGGTGTCGACAAACCGTGGCCGCATCTGTGGTCTTATCCATGCAACTATCCTGATTGGCAAGGTAATCCTACTTGCGAGTACGCTGGCATCTGTGGTCGCCCAACTAGCGAGTTGTCCGAAGAAGATCTAGCCAGCTTCACACAACGCATCGATCACCTGGGTCTGGAGGAAGAAAATGTGTAACTGGGGCAATGAACCTGACTGGTCCGACGCGGCCACCGTGGTGGAAATGGCCTATCCAAAGCCGACGCCGGGGCGCGAATTTGCGTTAGCGGAGATCGGCAAGATTGATTTCACGCCGAAGAGTAAGCCGAAGAAGCAGAAGAATCCTTACACGTCTGACATGACGAGGTTGGCGAAGTTTGCGCAGGAGAACGGCTTGGTGATGCTTCTGCGGAAGCCGAATCAGGTGCTAGTTGACATCGACACCCCATTTCTGCCAGGGGGCTTCGATCAGCGGTTGAGCATGGTTCACGCCCTTGCGCCCATCTCTGGCTGGCATATCAACACGTCGCGCGGCGGCAATCTCCATGTGACGGTGGACTTCCATCAGGATGTGAGGCACCAAGATGCGCTTCTGTTTGAGGCAATCCTGGGCGGCGACTTCAAGCGTGTGGCACTCGGCCGGAAGAGCTTGGCCGAGAACGGAGACCAATTCACGTCCATCTTTTTTGAGAAACCGGGCTACAAAACCAGATACGTGCCGTACCCAGGAGAGGGCAAATGACGATATTCGAGAAAGCACTACACATCAAGAACGTCTTGGACGAAGCCGCGGGTTGGAGTGAACTGGGCTTATTGACGGCCATCCATGACGCCTTGGTAGGCATCGATAAGATCGAGGAAGCCGAGTGCGAACTTTATAACCGCGCGACTGATGCGCTCGATCTGCTCCGCGACGACGCCTACGACGACGAGGAAGAGATCGAGTTGACGGCCGACGAAGTGTATAATCACGCCGTCGCTGACTCGCTCCGAGAGTCTCAGCGAGACAAGGGCGAGCGTGTGCATGTGCCGTATAGCGGCGCAGTGTTGGACAAGGCGTTTGGGCCAGGGGGATGTAAGTGAGTGGAGGGTGCCCCAAGAGGGTTCTCGTGTTAAGCTGGGTGATTGAGGAAGGTAAACTGGAGGCTCGATGGGAATTGAAATCAAGAAGACGCTGACGCCGGTTGTGGTGGGCGAGAAGCTGGGGGTTGATGGTGGAGGCGAAGAGGCTCCTGAGGTGCTTGTTCCGAGTGACGTTGATCTTGTACGCGGTCGGATTATCATGGACTACGGAGATAGCGGCGACGGCAAATCTACTCGTGCTCATTCTTTCGCTCGATACTACTATGCTAAAACCGGTCTGCCTATCGTTCTGGTTTCGGCTGAAGATTCGAGCAAGACTGTCTTTCAAGATCTTATCGACGCTGGAATTGTTGTGCCCATCTTCCTTATATCTTCAACTACTCCGCTATCTACGTATGAGCGGATCGTAGAGGGGGATCTGCCGCAGCCTGGGCAGTTCGATGTGATCAAGAAGACCGTCAAGATAGACGGCAAGGAAGTTGTGCAGGAAATCAAGAAGCAGAAGTGGACCACGAAGGAAGAGAATCATGGAAAGTATGGAGCCTACATCTTTGAAGGAGTCAGCACCATTGTCGAGAACGTGCTCGACTACTTCCGAGAGACCGGCCGGTTCCCCCGCGAGCAGAACGACGGATACTCAGAAGGCGGCAAGACCTTCATGGCTGCGTCCCAGACAGCTTTTGGCGTGGCGCAGGGAGAGGGACTGAAGCTGGTGCGTAACTCGGCGATGCTGCCGGTTGAACGCATCTTGTGGACGAGTCACGAGTCGAAGGGGAAGGATGACGATGGCAACCTCATCAGAGGACCAAAACTTGTTGGCTCAGCGGCGACAAACACTATGCGAAAGCTGGTGGGAATTTTGCTCCACACTGAGCGCGTCGATGGTGGACAGATCCGTGTTTATTTCGAAAACCATGCTGACCAGTTTTCTCCAAAGGTCTCGTGGAAAGCGAAGGTTACGGTCAACCCGTTCTTTGCGACCGAGTTGAAGAAAAAGTTTCCGGGCGGCTACTTTGTACCGAAGTTGCCCGAAGGCCAGGACTATCTGGCCGCAGAAGACGGCCTGATTCCCTTCCTGAAGATGGAAGAAGAAGTCAGGGCAAAGGGATCGCGGGGCGCAAGTGATTTTGCCGCCGCGGTTAAGAGCAAACTTACACAAACCAAGGAGAATTAATCATGAGCGGATTGTTGCCAAGTGTCAAGATCAGTGATGTGCCCGAAATCAAGGCCGATAAGATTAGCGCCGTGGGCGTCGTTGGCGATGTTGAGTTGAAGGAAGCGAAGAACGACTACATCAGCGTCACGGTGCCGTTGAGCTTTACGGATGAGAAGTCCGGTGATGAGTACGAGTTCAAGGCGCGTTTCAATGTGAAGGCAGAATGGTTCGATGCTGCGTTTGATGCGAAGGCCCTGGAAGACAACGAAAAGATCAGCTATCAGATCAACATGTCTAAGCTGACTCGTGGTTTGTTCAAGGCTGCTGGCCTGGAAGACATCGACTTCGATGCTCTGACTGGCGAGCGCGTTGGCTTCACGGCCGGACCTCGGAAGGATGATCCTTCGCGCTTAGAGATCAAGTCGTTCTATGCGCCGAAGGTTTAATACGGTTGAGGGTGTGTAGTGCGGGGGTCATTTCTTACCCGAGGGTGGCCCCCTACAAATTTAAGGAGCGAATAGTGCAACCTGAACGCAGGATGATATTGGCGGCTGCATTGTTAGCGGTTGCCCAGCAAGAAGCGAAGAACGTCAGGTGGTTGGGCATCTCGAATCGGGCGCATGTGGCTGACGTGAGTCGCATCATTGCGGATGAGGCGCGCGGCTTCGTCGCGAGCGCGGGTTTCGATGAGATGTGTGAGAATATTGATGTGGAACCGGCAAGGTTGCGGAGCCTGACTCCCGATGCGGCACTGGTGGCTTATGAGAGAATCACTAGTAAGGATTGGAACGGAGACGCATGGTGAAGAAGAGTCAAGCAGGGTTGTGGGTAGTAGATTTTGATAAGCATAGTCCACATGTGGACTGGCCCACGCATAACGCGATGATGGATTTTGTGAAGAGAGGGCCGAAGCTGAAGGGCTTCATCTTTGGCGGCGATCAGAACAGCAATGACGAAATCTCGCACCACAATAAGTCTAAGATTCTTTTTCGAAGTCCTGGCAGTTATGCTCGTAACACAGAGCTTTTCAAGACGAAGATTCTTGATCCTCTGGAGGGCGCTCTACCAAAAGGGGCCATCAAAGTGTGGATTGAGGGAAACCATGACGACTGGGAAAATCAACTCGTGCAAGAAAACCCCGAATTGCTCGGAACTGTCGAGCGTCGTATTCTATTGGATCTGGATCGTAGGGGGTGGCACTTTGTTAGGACTGGTCACATATTTAGTCTTGGGAAGCTGAAGGTCATCCATGGAGAGACTCTTACAGGCTTGGGCAACCAGGCTGCTGCGAATCATGCTATCCGCGCCGTACTCGCGTATGGGTCATCTGTGCTTTACGGCCACATCCATGCTCCGCAGTCGGCTTCTCGTATTGCTCCGTTTGGTCAGAAAGACAAACACATGGGTTGGTGTTCGCCTATCACTGGTGCAACCAACCCCAACTACCTGCGCAACAAACCGACTGCGTGGGTCAACGGATTCACGATAGTGGAGGTGAGGGACGATGGCACCTTTCAGGTTTATCCGGTCGTCGTTACTCGCGGCCGCTTTAGCTTTGCCGGTGTGGAGTATGGCGCAAGAAAGAAGTCAAAGTGATCCCGCAGATCCTTTGTGTCACACTACTGATGGCGTCACTGTTTGCTATCCTCCTCCCACGCTTCACCAGCGAGACGAGGAGAAGGAGCCGACGGTCGTTGACATCCTCAATGGCGTCGAAGATGCGCGCGGACTCCTCGACACCGCCAAGCGGCTGCCAGAGGCGCAGTGGATGGGCGCAGAGATAGCTGCGGCCCAGGATGCGCTGGACGAGTTCGACAAGAACACGACCCATCGGACAGTGGTCGCGCGCTACTTGGAATTGAAGCACGCGATGGACTTGGTAGAGATTCAACTGGAACACATTCGAAACGGAGACGACATCATCTAGTGAGAGTAGCTAGTCTAGGGATAAGAAACAATTTGCGCCACGGTCACACGCAATTTGGTAAACGCCCATCGCGTACGCATAATTCTTGGACGAGTATGAGACAAAGGTGTCTCAATGTGAAGAATCCAAATTACAAAAACTATGGCGGGCGCGGTATCACAATCGATCCCCGTTGGGGGATGTTTGAAAACTTTCTTGAAGATATGGGAGTTCGACCAGACGGTAAGACACTAGACCGAAAAGATAACGATGGACCTTACGCAAAATGGAATTGTAAGTGGTCCACCCCAACAGAACAAAATAACAATAGGCGGAAACCTATATGAGCAACAGACACGACGCGAACTATCAGGCAGTGGTCACGCTGATCAATGTCACTTGTCACTACTGCGGCAAAGTGGTGCAGGTCAATCCCAATGATCCAACCCAGGCCGCTCTGCTGGCCAGCATTCTGAAGGTGCAACGTGCCGATGGCTCAACTTTTGCTTTTTGCGATCATGAATGCTTACGCTCTGGCTCCCGTTATTTCGGGCGGTATCCTATGGTACCGGTTGCAACCGAGCAGGGAATCGGATTCGCGGAGGATAGTGGCCCGGAAATCGTCGTGACTGATCCGAGCGAAGTGCGGCCGGTCACGGTTGAGGAACATGAGCAAATTTCGCTTGAGCGCCTTCAGCAGATCGCGTATGAGGAGCAGGGCGCAGAGGGAGCGGATTGATGCGAATCTACTTGGCTGGGCGTTACAGTCGGCGTAATGAGTTGCGTGATTATGCTGATACGCTGAGGCGGCATGGCCACACGGTCACCTCAAGATGGCTGGATGAAGACAAGCCGCTGGACGGAGCTCTGACGGATCAAACTGATGAGTGGCTTGCACAGACGGCGGCCTACGATCTTTATGATATTGACTCCGCTGATGTCCTGTTGTTCTTCAGCGAAGACCCACTCGTTGGGATTCCGCGCGGAGGTCGGCATGTGGAATTTGGCTATGCGCTGGGCCGAGGCAAGTGGATCAATGTCATTGGCCCGATGGAAAACGTGTTCCACTACTATAAAGGGATGATCAAACATTACGACTCCTTTGAGTCGTTTCTTGCGGCTAACATTCAGGAGGTGACCTTCGGTGTGTAGAGACGCTAAGTATGCTGTGCTTGATGATCACGACTATCGCGGATTGCCGACTGATTCCGCGGAGCGTAAGAGTCTGCCATTCTTCAGCGGTGTGATGAAGTATTTTCCGCTGGCCCTGTTGGAAGTTGCGCGCGTCAGCAGGATCGGCAATGACAAGCACAACCCAGGAGAGGATCTCCACTGGAGCCGTGGCAAGTCTGATGATCACGCAGATGCGGCAAGTCGGCATCTGTTGGATTAC